CATGTCGGCTACGTCTATCAGGCAACCAACTGGCTCTACACTGGCATGAGCGCCAAACGGAATGACCGTGTGGCCGAAGGTGATGGTCGCCATCCTCGCACTGGCTTTGATCCCAATGGCACATTGGTGGAGCGGTCAGCCAAGCATCGTTACGTCTTCTTTGTCGGCAATCGAAAGGACGCAAAAGCCTTGCGCGACTGCCTGAAGTATCCGGTTCAGCCATACCCGAAAGGCGACAGCACTCGTTATGATTCGTCCGCCGATGTGCAGACGCAGATGAAGTTGTTGTGATGCATGTGGAATAGTGTGCATCAGCATTTGACTTGTTGATGCCATTGATCAAAATGACAAACGCATAACGGAGGTTGCATGTCATTTAAAATTGTCAGGGATGTTGCATTGCCTGAAGGCCGGAACAGTTACCCCTTCCGCGAGATGGAAGTGGGCGACAGCTTTTTGGTTCCCTTTGAGCATGTGAAAAATCAAAACAGTCTCCGCTCTGCCGCTAGCCACTTTGCTCGCCGTACTCGTCTGGCAAGGTTTACGATTACCATTGAGGAAAAGGGTTATCGCGTATTCAGAGTAGAGTAATCAAACGTTCATTCATGGGAGAGATTAATGAACAAAGTTGTAAAGAAAAGCGAAGTAACAAACGGTGGCAAACCCGTCATCGACTTGAGCCAACCATACACTGTCAATGTTGTACTTGAAGGCACGGCTGACTTTCTGTTCCATCGGTGGAACAATGACGCGGTTGCCGAGAAAGCCGCCGCCGCCAAGGGATCGAAGGCAAAGAAGACCGATGATCCTGAGACGTTTGTATACCGCGACGAGAAGGGCCATCTCGCAATACCGGGTGAATATCTCCGCATGGCAATCATCAATGCGGCGAAGTTCAAGCAAGACCCGCGCAGTCCACGCAAGTCTGCAATGGATTTGTACAAGGCGGGCATCGTCAGCATGACCAATCTGGCTAGCCTTGGCGTGAAGGATTGGGACTATGAAGATCGTCGTCGCGTGATGATCCAACGCAATGGCGTGACGCGCGTTCGTCCGGCTATGCAGAAAGGCTATCGCGCTGAGTTTCAGTTGATGGTCAATTTGCCTGAATACATTGATCCGATTGCATTGCGCGAGACGATTGAACAAGCGGGTCGATTGATTGGCATTGGCGACTTCCGTCCGACATTTGGTCGCTTCGGTGTCGTGAAGTTTGATCTAGCATTTTGAGGCATGGCACGGCTCGGCGCTGTATCGTCGGGCAAGCTGTGGTGGTCTACGGCAAGGTTCTGGCGGGATACGTCCCGTCAGAGTTTCATTTGTAAATTTAATTTTCGGCATGGCACGGTCTTGTTCGGCAAGCCATTGTTCGGTTGGGCGAGGTTACTTAATTAATTTATTGCGGTTGGGTCGTCCAAGGCAGTGTTGGGCATTGTTTGGAATGGCACGGTATGGTGAGGATACTTTGTAAATTTCTGGCGGTGCATGCCTCGGTAAGGTCAGGCACGGTTGAGTGCGGTAAGGATATTTTGTTTATTTGTTTCGGTGCGGACAGGCTCGGAAGGGCATGGTTAGCAGTGGTTCGGTAAGGATACTTTGTTTATTTCCGGTGAGGCACGCTACGGCGTGGCACGGACAGGTCTGGTAGGTTGAGGTGAGGTTACTTTGTTAATTTTAAAAAATTAATGTGGTGGTGTTGGGTGGGCTTCGGTCTGGCGAGTTGAGGTTTGGTGAGGTTAGGTTACTTAGTCAATTTTGATACGTCTCGGTCCGGTGTGGATGGGTAGGCTGAGGTCGGGTAAGGTGAGGATACTTTGTTTATTCACAACTGCGGCACGTTTCGGTTAGGCGATGTCTGGTCTGCACGGGTGAGGTTCGGTATGGTTAATTTATGTCAGGATTCGCGAGCAAACGTATGATCAGCAAAGAACGCCGCCATTGTGATTCGGTGACGATGGATCACATCATTGACCTGAAAAAACAATTGAGGGAAATGGAGCGCCAACGCGACAACGCTGTTGATCGGTGTGTGGCACTTGATAATCTTGTCTGGAAATTACGCGAACAACTAACGTTCCTACCTGAAGGAAAACCCAATGACCAAGATGAAGAGCGCAACTGCTAGCAAACTATTTGAAGAACTTGAACAGGCCGATGTCTTTGAAGAATGGAAAGATATGCCGGAGTTTGTGCAAGGCAAACAAGAACCCTATCAGCAAATCATTGTGCGCTTCCGATGTAAGGAAGACGTAGACGAGTTTGCTCAACTCATCGGTCAACCACTGACACCGAAGACCAAAAGCATATGGCACCCGCGTCTTGCGCGCGGAATTAACGCAAACAAGGTTTATATAGATGAAAAATGACATGCTAACAAAAATATCAAAGAATGATCTTAAAGATTTTATTCAGGACTGGAGTGAATTAACCAATATTGATACAGATAAAGCCTTCAATCTTGCGATTGAAACAATCAAAATGATTGATCGGAACAAGGAATATTTTCCAGTTTCGCCTCTGATGCCTGCAAAATCAAAACCGCTTCTGGACTTGGAAACTCGTTGGTATCAATCTTTGGAAAATGGAAATCCTGATTATACTATCTATGATGATCAATATATTCTGAGCGACATATGGGCATGTTGGGTTCGTTATTCTCGCGCCTATTTAACTTCGATAAATTCGGAAAAGTCTCTCTTTGGAAAGAGCATCGTCAGCGATATGTCTGATATTAAAGTTGTCGCAGACCTTGGCAATGGATTTGGTTACACGACTGCCACTTTGAAGCAATTCTTTCCAAATGCAAAAGTTTACGGCACTAATTTTAAGAATGGCATTCAATGGAAATTGGCAAGCAAAAATGCTGAACACTATGACTTTAAAATGGCAGAAACCATTGATGAAATTGATGGGTCGATTGATCTGATCTTTGCTTCTGAATATATGGAGCATATAGAAAAGCCCGTTGATCATCTTGTTGAAATTGTTACGAAGAAAAAACCACGTTATTTCATTTTTGCAAATTCCTTTGGAACTCGTTCAATAGGTCACTTTAACAACTACATTTGCAATAATAAAATCATGGAAGGAAAATCAGTAAGTAGATTTTTCAATACAACTTTAAGATCAATGGGATACGAAAATATAAAAACAAAATGTTGGAACAATAAGCCAACCTATTGGAAGAGAAATGAAACCTGACAATCCCGTCTATATTGTGTCCAAGGGCCGATGGCACACACGGCTGACAGCAAAGGCGCTAGCCAAGATGGGTGTTGATTTCAAGATCATCGTTGAGGGGCATGAATACGAGCAATATGCGAGCGTTATAGATGCTCGGCAAATATTGGTTTTGCCGGAAGAATATCTCAATGCCTATGATACTTGCGATGACTTAGGCAGAACCAAAAGTGTTGGACCGGGTGCGGCGCGCAATTACGCATGGGATCACGCCATATCCATCGGCGCAAAAAGCCATTGGGTCATGGACGACAATCTTGACGCCTTTCACCGCATGAACCGCAACATCAAAGCCGAATGCGAGACGGGAACCATCTTCTGGATAGCAGAGCAGTTTGTTGACCGATACGAGAACGTAGCCATCTCCGGCTTCAATTATTACTCGTTCTGTAAGGCTACCGATCCTGTTCCTCCTTTTAGTCTGAATACACGCATTTATTCATGCCTTTTGATCAGGAACGATATTCCATATAGGTGGCGAGCCAGATACAATGAAGACACTGATTTGTGCTTGAGGGTTCTCAAGGACGGATACTGCACAATTCAATTTAATGCCTTCCTTCAGGGGAAGGTCACAACACAAAGAATGACAGGCGGCAATACCAAGGAATTTTACAAAGAAGAGGGAACCAAAGCTAAGTCTGAAATGTTAGCCAATCTTCATCCTGATGTTGCTGAAGTAGTATGGAAGTTCAACCGTTGGCATCACCACGTTGATTATCGACGGTTCAAAATTAACAAACTGATCAGGAAACAAGGTCTCGTCATTCCTGATTGCATCAACGAATACGGCATGAAACTGATAGAGAAAACCCAATGACACAGACGACGAAAGAAACTGCTAGCCAAAACATCGTTGAACGGTTGCGGTCGCCAGAATTATTTTTGAATACAGATAGAATTGATGCCGCCAACGAGATTGAGCGGCTACGCAAAGACCTAGACACAAAAAAACTTGCCATCGGCGCACTAGTCCATGCCTACGACAATGAATGGAAAGTCGGCGATGCGATGGTCCGCGCAAGAAAAATAATGGCTGACGGATATGATCCGTGGGTTGAGATTGAACAATTAAAAACGGGCAACAGGCTTCATCTTGAATTGGCTGAAATTAAAGAAGGTGAGATTGAGCGGTTGCGGGAAGCGTTGAGAAATGTGTTAAGCGTTCAACCGATAAAAGGCGATGAGGGAAGCGCAGACATTGTTTCTTTGGCAAAAGCACTTTTGGAAATTGATACTATAGCCCGTGACGCGCTGAAGGAGAAAGAGTGATGAAACGCCTCGTCATCGCCGCCATGATGATGGCAACTCCGGCACTTGCTAGAGACTCAGTCTTGTCCTGTTTCACCGCAAACGGCAAAGAGCATGTTGTGATTATGGGAAGCGGCGGGGATGTTCGCATCCAATGGAACGGCGGTAAGTTTGAATATGGCACGGCGGAAATTCAGGACGAGCATTTTCTTCTGGTTCAGCAATTTAGCACAGCCGGAACATTCCGCATGGTGTATGATGCCAACACTGGCCTCGCTTACGGCGGCACGGTCTTTTACAACGGTAAAGAAAACAAATCTGCGTTTAACTGTCGGTGGCAATGATGCGTGATGTGTGGTTTGTCGGGACGTTTCTAGCCTTTTGGGCCGTCGTAATACTTGGGTCCATGTATCTCACTGGCACATGGTATCCGTTGTTGATGGCGATACCGTTCTGGTTTTTTACCGTTGAGGGAGACAAACCGCCTCCGTCAGACGGGCCTAATCAAGATGCTTGACGATAACCAAAGATATGCCCTATCTTGAAAAAAGATGGCCTCGGCGAGACTTGCTCAAACCGAGGCCCATCTGAACCGAATAGTTGTTCTTTGGCGGGAACGAAGGTTCAGATTGAGACAAACATACACGCACAGACACGCGTGGACAAGTCTCGCTCTGATTATTCGTTCCCAATCCACCGCAACGACTGATTCGGCTTCTGGTTAAAACGGGAGCATCCGGCGGTCGGTTAACGGCGGCGCACCAGAAGTGGGGATACCGTGGGAATGTGTCCATATCCCAACCGCAGCCCTAAGGCGTGAAGCGGGGACACTGGAGGCGGGGTTTGCCTTCAAGAAGTCGCGCGCCTGTCATTGGTCACCCCCTGAACCAATGGCCCTCCGAAGCGACGGCGGCTCCGCTGATCAAACGGATGACGGGACCACCCCACCGTAAAGCGTGGGGAATGGTCACCCTTGCCTCCTCACTTAGGCTCACCACTGATCACGGGAGTCAGTGTTATACTGTAACATAGCGGCGGCGGTGGGTTTTGTGCGGCGCAATAAAATCTCAAAATTTGATCCTCTGGCGGCAATAGCGTATAGTCTGCAAATCATTATGAGGGCGATAACATGCCACTAACACCCGGCCTGAACCCATCAATCCGCCTTGAGGACGAGCAACAAGCCGCCCCCATAGAAGGCATGGATGTCCAAGTTGAGATGGTAGAAGATGGCGAAGACCGCCCTGATATAGACATGGACGGCAATATCCTCCGCATTGAGCATCCCGACGGCACCATCAGCGTGTCTCTGGATGGCAGTCCGATTGAACAGGTTGGGCGAAAGAAGCAAGAAGGATGGTTTGCCAATCTTGCTGAAGAAATTGACGATCAAGAGCGTAGCCGCGTCGCCGAAGAATTGCTCCGTGGCATTGAGAATGATCTGTCAAGCCGCGAGGAATGGATACAAGAACGCGCGCAAGGCTTGAAACTGCTTGGACTCAAGGTTGAATTGCCCGGTCTTCAAGGAACACCTGATGGTGCGCCTGTTGAGGGCATGAGCAAAGTCCGCCATCCGCTTCTGTTGGAGGCGGTGTTGCGCTTTCAGGCCAATGCTCGCTCGGAATTGTTGCCTGTTGATGGTCCAGTGAAGGTCCGCGACGATTCAACGGAAGGTTCGCCGGATCGGGACAAACTTGCCGACGCGCTTGAGACCGACATGAACCACTATCTGACGGTCACCGACAAGGCCTATTACCCTGACACCGACCGCATGCTTTTTATGCTCGGTTTTGGCGGCACATCGTTCAAGAAAATTTACTTTTGCCCTCTCAGAAACCGTCCGGTGTCAGAATCTATTGATGCGGACGACCTGATTGTAAACAACGCGGCCACAAGCCTTGATACCGCGCGCCGGATTACGCACCGCATTTACATGCGTCCGTCTGTTGTGAAGCGCATGCAGATCATCGGCTCATATCGGGACATTGAACTGTCTACTGCCAAGGCCCCAAGCCTTGACGCTGTGCAAGAAGAGAAAAAATCACAGCAAGGCGTTCAGATGCAGAATGCCAATCCTGAGGACAATGACCGCGAAATCTATGAATGCTACTGCGAATTGGACCTCAAGGGCTACGAGCATGAGTTGAACGGCGAGAAAACTGGCCTTGAAGTGCCGTATCGCGTCACAATTGACGTTTCTAGCCGCCAAATCCTGTCCATTGTCCGCAATTATAACGAAGATACAAAAGATTTGCCTGAAGCACGGGTCAATTTCGTCAAATACACCTTTGTGCCGGGCATGGGCTTCTATGACATCGGCCTCCTCAACATCCTCGGCAACACCACAAACGCCGTGACGGCGGCTTGGCGCGAACTTTTGGACGCGGGTATGTATGCCAACTTCCCCGGCTTCCTGTATTCCAAGCAGTCTGGCCGTCAGAACAGCAACATTTTCCGCGTTCCGCCCGGCGGTGGGGCGCAGATTGACACGGGTGGTGGGCCAATTCAGCAAGCGGTCATGCCGTTGCCGTATAAAGAGCCGTCGCAAGCCCTCAACGTGCTTACGGAACAGATCAGCCAATATGGCCAACGCCTTGGCGGCACATCAGAAGTGGCCGTCGGCGAGGGCAGACAGGACGCTCCGGTTGGCACCACGATTGCGCTGATTGAAAACGCCATCAAAGTGCTGAACGCGGTCCACAAACGCCTTCACGCGGCTCAGGCCGAGGAGTTTGAACTGTTGGTCAACTGCTTCCGCGAGAACCCCAACTCGTTCTGGGAACGCAATCGCAAGCCCGCCCTTGGTTGGAACGAGGACAAGTTCTTGGCGGCACTGAATGACTTCTTGCTTGTTCCGCAAGCTGATCCAAACACCTCGTCAAACACGCAACGCATCATGAAAGTGGCCGCACTGATCCAGATGGCAAGTGCGGACCCGTCAGGGTTCAATCTGCCAGAGGTTCGCAAAGAGGCATTGACCGCCATCGGTTGGCCAAATGCTGACAAGTTCCTTGCCCCGCCGATGCCCCCGATGCCAAATCCGGCTGATCAGGCCAAGGCAATGGACAGTCAGGCCAAGATGATCACGGCGCAAGCCAAGATGGCAGAAGTTCAGCACAAAGTCTCTGGCGGCGAAGGCGCACAAGGTCCAAGTCAGGCTGAATTGCAACTTGAGGCAATCAAGGAGCAAAACAAAGCCGCTGAAATTCAAGTTAAGGCCGCTGATGCTGAGATGGACAATCTCAACCGTCAGCGGGACAGGGAGAGCCGCGAACGTTTGGCGGCAGTCAAACTGGCCGAGGAAGTCATGAAAGACCCCATGCAAGGCATGGCAGTCGTGCGTGATCTGCTCTCGCCGAGTATGCTCCAGCGGTTGGAGGCCAATGAGCCTGTGACCGCGCAACCCCAAAGGCTGAATGGCTGATTTTATACGGGACTACAGCGCCATTGCGACTGCGGTATGCGTTGCTTTGATGCTCATCACGTTTGCCTACTCAATCTACTGGCTGACTCTGCTCTTTCTTGGCAAATTGCATGTAGTGGGGTAAATTGACGGCCTCGCGCGGGGATTTTTGCGATGCCGGATATTTCAAACGACGATGAAATGCGTAAGGCCGTTGATCTGGCCAAGTCACTTTACACGCCATCGCCGAATGAAACTTCCACGCAAGGCGCGTTACTTCCCATCAAGAGATACGAAAGCGGTAGGGTTGAGTTTGACCCGACGGCAGGCGTTCTCGGCGGCGTAACACGCGCATTGACTGCACCCGGTCGTGCTTACAAGGGTGAAATACCTGAAGACCAAATGCTTGACGAAGCCATGAATGTGGCAAGTCAAGTCATGCTTGGTTCCGCTCCAATGGGCATTGCTCAAACATTGCGTGAAGGTTTTGATCCCAATGTGATCAGGACATTTGCCGGACCCTCATCAAAGACGGCTGACTTGGCCGCTTTGGACATGGCTCAAAATTTAGAAGCCCACGGCATAAACCGTGATTTTATATGGAAAAAAACTGGATGGGGCAGGAATCCCGCTGGCCAGTGGTTCTACGAAATTCCTGACAATGAATTGCGTATTCGTCCATTACGAATGCAAGACGGCAATTATGTCCCCCGCGAGTCAACGATTGGCGCAGAGGTTCATCATCCAGAATTATTTGAAGCCTATCCTGATTTGCGCGGCATGAAATTTAGAATGGGTGATATTGAGGGATACGGCGGGGAATATATGAGGCCTCGTCAAAATTATCC